GTCTGGTTCCCCAATCTCCAGTTCTTGATTCTCACATTTAATAGCACTTGAGTAAAGCACAGGGTAGAGATTCGTTACAGTTCTTTCGAATTTGTAATGGTAGTTCGCAGTTGATGGGAGATTCTTCACCATCTTAGACCACAATTTCTCACAGCAGCGCACGGTCAGGGACACATCCTTTTGAGTGTCAACATAGAGTTTCGAAAACTCTCCTGTCGCGCAGCACCGGTGGAAATGCGATTTCACTGCATAACCATACCATTCATCGTAGCTACTGCTGTCTTCTGACATTTCCGGCTGATCTAAATATTTCATGACCTCAGAATGGATAACCCATGGGGTGTCCTTCTTTATGGTAGGGAAAATTTGTTGATTTACGCGGAAAGTGTCACAGCAGGCTCGATCCAGAGGGGTCGCTCGATGTTCTTTATATTGAGCAAGACCAACACCTCCGAATTCTTTCGAAACAAACCAAGGGAGTTTGAGATTAATTTTCTTAGCGAAGCGACCAAAGTCACGAAGATATTGGTTGTAACACGGCTCCAAAAGCCGTTCCGGGAAACCTTCGAGAAGCTCGTATGAATTTGAGCTAAAGGTATAATAGGGATCAAAAATATTTTCAGTTCCCATCTTCCCGCCACTTCGCTTAACGTTCAGTAAAATGCCATAATTAACATATTTTACAAGGGAAAAATTTGCACAACGACGGTATAAAATACTCGTCTCTGGATAACAAGTCCAGACGTCGCTCGGTGCATTCCAGAGATACGTGGTTGAATTGATATTACAAAAATCATCAGACCAGTAGTACTTTCCAATGGAAGGTAACATACCGAACCACGGACACAGCGCCAGCCAAACTTGATGAGTTACATGATTTGCGGGAAAGAGACAATCATCACCATTGATGAGCAGTCTACTCTTTCGCAAACTCAACTTTCTCTTCTCTCCCACTTCCATTGCAATGCGACACAAAACTGCGTTCGCAATACATAGGATTGGAAAAGATGAGATAGAACCCATAAGCTGGCCATTACGCTGCTGTACCGTTTCATCGGTATTCTCCGGATTACAGATCTCATGACCTGTAAGTGAGGTGACATACATCCGTCGGAAATCTTCGACAAACTTTCGATCACCCCAATCCCTAAACACATCATCAATGATGCGATTCGCAATCAATTCCGAAATGTATCTTAACATTCCATCGGTAGCGGCAGAGTAGTCCCCAGAAAGGAACTTCTCCCCGGGCATAAGGCCCTTGATGCGATCCTGAACGATCTCAACTGAGACTGGTTTCCCAATAAGCATGAAGGTAGGGTGCTTACGTAGCACACTATGTAAATAGGTCTGGAAAGGTTTGAGTACATACCCAACCAATGCAGGACCTTTCGTGATAACACGAACCTTCAGAGCTTCCGGGAGAGCAACCGTCTCCACGAGGGGGCGCTCAACTTGCGCCTGTAGAAATAGCTTATTCCACATTTCAACCTCGCGATCCCTAAATTCATCTTTATTATTAATGATATTTACGAATCTTCTACCAAATTTCTCTTCTTCTTCTGACCACACACTACAGTAGGCCCCAATAGATGGCGGTGGAGCAATAGTTTCTATGCTCCCAAGAACAGCGTTAAATACGCTAGATACCGCACCTCCCTTAGACCGGCTAGAATAGTAATTCGCCGAAGTGCTAGGAAAAGGGGTCCTGCTAATGTCGTCCACTTGGACACGCTCGCGTTTGAATATTTCATCAACCGTTCTAGCGATTTCAGTAGCGATAAAGAATTCATCGATTTGAAAGTCCAGGTGTGGAAAGATGTCAAGCTGCATTGGCAGGTTCATTGGACCAGTTAACTGTCGAAAAGTTTTTTTCTTAGCATCCATAAGGCCATCCTCGCTCGCGCGAGGACATCCCTTTTTGATGCCAAACAGTATACCGGTCAAGAACTCTTGC